ATGCAGATAATTCTTGATATATCAGCCAATACGCACCAGAACGATGAAAGGTATTACAGAAGAATGATTGATGTAATTTCCCGCAGAGATTTACACAAACATGAAGTTATCATTAAAGGGCAGTTATTCCGTAAGGCGGGAGAGAACATTCCACAAGATATTGCCCTCCTTGAACGCATGGCGAATTGGACGTTTGAAACGTATGGTTACAAGACAACCGCCAGCGTATTTGACAAGGTAAGCCTTGCCCTCCTTCTGCTTATGGATATCCCTTACGAGTTACCCTTTATTAAGATTGCTAACAACCGTGACCTTGATTGGTTGATTGGAGAGATACCGAGGAAAATACCCGTTTATATGAGCATATCGCCTGAATTATATTGGGGTGGGGATATCGGAGATGCTGCCTTTAGGTGGCAAGGGGCGAAGGTTCTTCATCTGTTATGTGTTACCAAATACCCAGCGGAGATTGATGATTATGGAATAGGACCCGGCGGTACAACCGCTTATGCCTTATCAGACCATACTATTGGCTTAGAACTCCTTAAAAAGCATGAGCCAAAGATTTACGAATGCCATTTTGTCCTTGAACATGGTATAGGGAATCTTGACGGTGGAGAGTGGGCAAAGACACCTATGCAGTTAGGGGAGATATTCGAATGTATATAGGGAGGTTCGGTCCACATCTTGCGAGAAAATCAGTCTATCAGCTCGTGGCAACACAGGAATACCTTTGCAATTACTGCAAGGTTATCATCCCTAAGGGAACGGTTTATTTTCGATACCAATTTAACAACGCCGATGAACAATGGAAAGTTTGCGAATCTTGCGATAAGGAGTGGAGAGATGAACGGAAAGGCTATACTTATAACGGGTGGAACAGGGAGTTTTGGGAAGGAGTTTGTTCGACAAGCGCTTCAACAGTTGTCGCCCTCTAAGCTGGTTGTATACTCAAGAGATGAATTGAAACAATTTGAGATGGCACGGGAATATACCGATGCCACTCCCAATACCCCTATGAGATATTTTCTCGGAGATGTCAGGGATGAAGCCAGATTGAGAAAAGCCTTGAAGGGGATAGATGTTGTTATCCATGCAGCTGCCATTAAGCAAGTTCCGGCTGCGGAATACAACCCTTCTGAAGCAGTAGCCACGAACATCTATGGTACTCAGTCGGTCATCAATGCTTGCCTTGCAACAAAGACGGTCAAGAAGGTTATCTTCCTGTCAACCGATAAAGCTGTCGAGCCTTGCAATCTCTATGGGTGTACCAAGGCTGTCGCTGAAAAGCTCATGGTCAACGCCAATCTTTACGCCGATAACCAGAAATTTGCCGTGGTTCGCTATGGCAATGTCATGGGTTCAAGGGGTAGCGTTATCCCTCACTTCAAGAAGCTGGCGGAGGAAGGGAGAAGCCTTACAATAACACACAAGGATATGACGAGGTTCTGGATTTCGCTTCCCGATGCTGTCGAGTTCGTTCTCCGGTCAATCAAGGATATGAAGGGCGGAGAGATATTCGTGCCAAAGCTCCCTTCGCTTAGCATGATAGAGCTTGCTACAACGATAATAGAGAGGGCAACACGCAAGCCCCGTAGCGACATTATCTACACCGGAATACGCCCGGGCGAAAAACTCCATGAAAAGCTGATAAGCAAGAATGAGCGTAACGTGAAAAGGGAAATAGATAGGTTCGTTGTCATGCCTTCATACAATATCTTCTCAGATGACGAAACATTTCCCTTGAAGGTTTCCGATAAGAGCTTCGATTACACATCGAATGATGCACCACGAATAAATATCATGGAGGTCATATGAACTATTATCTTGGTATCGATGCGGGATTTTCGGGAGCGATAGCAATCTTGTTAGCTGGTGATGGAAAGCCTACTGAGATAAATGGCATTATGGATATGCCCCTCAGGAAGATGGACAAAGGGCAGAGGATTGATTTAACTCACCTTAAGAATCAGCTTACTTTGTATGACTTTGCTGGTGCAACGATAGAAAAGGCTCAAGCCATGCCAGCCGAAAGAATAGTGGGAGGAAAGGTTATCAGACAAGGGATAGCAAGCACGGCAAAATATATGCAAGCATATGGAGAAGTATATGGCTTGCTTGTTGGTCTTGACATCCCCGTTTATGAAGTACATCCGGCATCGTGGAAAAAAGCCATGATGAAAGATATGCCAAGAGGTAAGGAAGCGAGTATTATCAAGGTTCAACAGCTGTATCCAAAGATGAAGTTCACACGCAAAAAAGACCATGGCATAGCCGATGCAATCTTAATAGGTCTTTACGGATTAAAATATTCTAATTTTTTTCTTGACAATGTTTAGCTATATTCCATTACAATGGAATCATTATGGAGCTAAGTCAGGGAGAAAAAAGGATTGTTGAAGTTCTCATAAGAGGATTAAAACAAATCGTTGCTCTCCTTGAAGGCTTGCTCAAGATAGCTTAAACCACTCTTAGCCTCTCATAAGACACGTTAAGAGTGACGACCGATGCGCTTAAATTTGCCCCTCGGTGGGATAACCCCACTTGAGGGGCTTTTATTTTATGGAGGTTTTATGGGAGATGAGGAAACAAAAGAGGCTCAGGTAACTGAAGACCAGCCAGACGAAGGATTCGGAGATGCTTTTTCGGAAGCCGTTGCGGGTGAGGCTCCACCGGAAAAAGAAGAGGAATCCGCAGATGATAAGACCGAAGTAAAGGGCGAAGAAGGTGAGGAAGGGGAAGAAACACCACCCCCTAAACCGGGCAAGTCCGAAGAAAAGGTTGAAACGCCTGAAAGTTTGGAACAGAAGTACAAAACCCTCCAAGGTATGTATAACCAGCTGAAAGAGGAAAAGGAGAAACCTCCGGCTCCCGAGGAAAAAGCCCCCCCACCACCCGATTTATCTGCGTTGTTCGACAATCTGGATGCCGACCTATCTGATGAGATGAAGGACGAACTTGCTAATTATGAAGAAGAGTTCGACCACATATCTCGTTTTGAGGGTCTAAAGCGTGAGCAACTTGCCAAACGGCTTATCGCATTGATGGAAGCATCATTCCAGAAGTTTGGCGAACAGCTTAAGCCTCTCTACAAAACGGTCGGTGAAACCGCTCAATCCACACACTATGCCACACTCAAAAGCGTACACGAGGATTTTGAACAAATCAGGGATAGCGGAGCTTTGAAAGAATGGATTGAGTCCAAACCGAAAATATTTCAAAGGGCATTGAAGGATGTCTATCAGAACGGCGAAACACAGGATGTGATAGAGCTGTTCGATACCTTCAAAGAAGAAACCAATTACAAAAAAACTACAGTTAAAAGCAAAGAGAAACCGTCAGAACGTGGCTTGGAAATTGTTAAGACTAAAGAGAAGGGTATCCCAGCTTCTCAACCTCAAGCAAGACAAGCAAAGGAAGATGATTTCTCCGCAGCTTTTAAGGAAGCAGCATCTAAATAAGGAGGATTCAACATGGGAGCTACAACTTATGGTGATATAAGCCCAAGAACAGCAGCATTCGTGGCTGTAGAACTTTTAAAAAGGTCTACGCCATATCTAATATTGGAGAAATTTGGACAGGCTAAAACCCTTCCAGCGAGAAAATCAAACGTCATGAAGTTCAGAAGGTACAATGCCCTTTCAATGGCTCTTACCGCATTGACTGAAGGCGTTACACCGCCCAGCAAAAAGCTGACCTACACCGACATTACCGCTACCTTGTATCAATACGGTGATTTGGTGGAGATTACCGACATCGTTATGGATACCCACGAGGACCCGATTTTGAAAGAAACTCAGGTTATCATGGGTGAACAGGCTGCAAAGACCGTGGAAACCCTACGGTTCAACGTCCTGAAAGCTGGAACATCCGTCTACTATGCCAACAACGTCGCCGGAAGAACATCCGTTACGGCTGTTGCAGCAAGGGCTGACCAGCGTGCAATCGTCCGAGCATTGGACAGACAGGATACCGGACACATCACCTCAATCGTCAAGTCAACTCCTGACTTCAACACAGAAGCCGTGCTTCCAGCATACGTAGCAGTTGGACACGTTGACCTTAAGACGGACATCAGGAGCTTAACAGGCTTCATCGATGTAAAAGACTACGGTTCTATCAGTCCATGGGAAGGTGAAATAGGCGGGTGCGAAGATGTTCGTTACATCTGTTCCACCATCTTTACTGCATGGGCTGACGGTGGCTCTGCGACAGGAGCTGGCTCAACAAGAATAAGCACAGCCGGAGCAAACTGCGATGTTTATCCTATCCTCATGTTCGGTAAAGATGCTTACGGTCTTATCGCTCTGAAAGGCGAGTTTGCCGTGACACCAATGGTTATTAACCCAGCTCCAAGTAAATCTGACCCGCTCGGACAGAGAGGTTCGATTAGCTGGAAAACGATGCAGACAGCCGTCATCTTGAACGATGCGTGGATGTATCGGTACGAAGTTGCAGCGACACTCTAAAATATAATTGTGCGCCCGGGCTGTGATGAACGGGGCATAAGGAGGTATTACAATGACCGGATATCATAGAAAAGTAAACGATGGTTTCAAGTGGCAGATGCAGAGGGAAGTTATTCAGCAGTTCCTCAATGTGCCATTCTTCAAGGCTGGGCTACGGTCTGGCGTAACATCCACAAACCTACAGCTCTACAGGACATGGACGGGTGGTGGTGGCTCAATGTCGGCATTGGTCTTTACCATTGACGGCTATGCTTACTACACCAGCCTTGAGTGCAGCGGAAACGCACTCCCCGCCGGAGATGGACAGTCCGGTTGTGCTTCTAACAAAGCACGTATGTGGGCTGTGTGCCTTAACAGCGGTGGCAGTATTGTTGCCTATGCTGGGTCTGTGGTTTCAGCTGGCGACACGACTTACGTCGGAAGTGCCGTTCCTAACTCCGTATGCGTAATCGGACTCGTCAAGATTTCATGTGCTTCAACGGTAAGCTGGACATGGGGAACAAACGGGTTCTCTTCAGCTTCCCTTACAAGCATAACCGTCGAGTATTGGGATTGTGCATTTCTCCCACAGGGAGTAATCCTGTCAGATTAACGAATGGGGAGGGCAACCTCCCCTTTAAACTATGGAGGTTTTTGTATGGCTCAAGTGAAAGCAAATGTGAACACCACTCAGATGGGTCAGGGGAAAGAGTTATCCCCCGGCATATTTGAGAAATTTGCACATCCAAAAAATTGGCTCAGGGATAGGATTAAGATTTTTCAGCAAGAAGGACCGGGGGGTTCCGAGCCTGTGTACCTCTCAGTAAATGGCTTTTCCATTCTGATACCAAGAGAAATCGAGTGCGACGTTGCCCGTCCGTTCGTGAATAATCTCAGGGATGCCGTAGTTACTGTCACCGAACAGGATGACAAGGGTATGCCCAAGACAAGGAACGTGCCTCGATACAATTGGCAGATGATACAGGAAGCCGTGAACCTGAAGGAGCTTCAAGGTGACAACACCTGAGTTAATCATAGCTCTTCGTGAGTTGTTGGATGATGAACAACAGCCATTTCTCTGGAAAGATTCAGCACTTGTTAGGTATCTCAATGATGCAGAAAGACAGGCTTGCAGACGAGCCTACCTTTTAATCGACAGAAACACCGCCTCAATATGCAACATTTCTTTAACTGCAAGCACGGCAAGTTATACGCTCCACTCCAAAGTTCTTCAGATGAGAAGGATAGCGGTAGGGAGTAGTGACACACCGTTGCTTATCCAAACAAAGGAAGAAGTAGACTATCGATTCAATATCGGTGGAATGGATTGGGCAAGTTACCCAGCCGGAATACCGGAGATAGTCATAACTGAAGCCAACAACGAGCTTATCTTTTTCCCGCCCCCGCAATCTGCGGATGTTGCATATCTTGAGGTGGCACGACTTCCAAAGTCTGACCTGACAAATGATGATACAAGTTCGCCAGAAATACCATTGCTCTACCATGAGGATTTGATTCTATGGGGCGCACACCGTGCCTTTATGAAGAATGACTCTGATTCTGTAAGCGTTGCTTTGGCGAGGGAGTATGAACAGAAGTTTACCGACAGATTTGGTCCTCTGCCTTCAGCAAGGTCGGAGAGATTTCGAAAATCGCAATCGATGAGGCAGAAAGCACGACCAAAAGAATTTGGGTACTTATAGGAGGATATACCATGATTAACGCAATCAAGAAGATTCTACAGGGTGAAACAGCATTTACCCTTACTGATTTGGGTTCCGGAACAATATCGTCAGCTGAAATAGCTGGGTCTGCCATAACGGGGGCAAAAGTTGCAACAGATGCGATAAGTGCATTGCACATAGTTGCATCAGGCGTAGGAAGAGCAGAACTCAAATACAGCCGATATGTTTTCAGTTTTGCTGGTGACGGCTCAGCTGGACCGGGCAACGGTGCAAGTGCAGCAATCAGCGTGGTTGTGAATGGTGGGGCAGCTATATTAGGCTTCTACCTCACGAAGTTTGTTTGCACAAGCGCAGCTTCCTATGTGAACACTATAACCATAGCAAGTACAACTTCAACGTGCTTTACGCTCTCACCAGCTTATGGGCTGAAATCCACAGCCGATGTGATTGAAGGCGTACTTGTTACCATCGAGTAAGGGTATGAAAGTTGGATACTCCACTCGGGCGGGATGTTATTGAACACTCCAAAATAGAGGAAATTAAAGCCCTCTTGACGGATGAGGTAGCGTATAGAGTTTACGTTATCAATACGTTTAACCAGATGCACGAGCAGTTCAAGTATCAAGAGAAACTGCTCGGAGTCTATCAAACAACTTTATCGGCTATCCAAGAAACCCTCAACAATCGTATGAATAGCTATGATGTGGCTCTGAACGATTGCATGGACAAGATTAGGAAACCTGACAAGGGAGGGATTTCTGGATTTTTAGACAGGGCATGGAACCAATTTGCGAACAAATTTGGCTGGGTTGTCATAGCGGTGATACTATGGATGCTGCTAAAAACATTCTTATTTGGAGAGGGTCCATTTGGGAAGTGGATTATACACCAAGTGCCTCCCTCTCCAAGTGTACCAGCGGAACGAGAATGATGCTGAAAATATTGATAGCGGAAGATTGCAAGGATGCCCTCGGACTGATAGAAGAGGGTCTGCAAATAGTTTGTAACAAGGAAGGGTGCAAGGCTGAGTTCTCAGTCCTCAAAGAAGGACAGCTATTGGATAACGAACACAGGAAACATGGTTACGACTTGATAATCATTGACCAAGCGTATGGTTTCGAAATAGTAAAGAACATCAGAAAAAAAGATACCGTTGTTGGGTTTATCGTTATTACCGACAAGGCAACGGTTGACTCTGCGATTGAGGCTATACGGTTAAATGTAAACGCATACATGGTTAAGCCTTTCACCTTGAGCGAACTTGCAATGGAAGCACAAAATGCCGTTGCATCTTCTCTGCTAAAGAAGAAGGTGCATAACATCGGGGAAGCAGCTAAATTGGTCTTAAAGAGGGAGCGACGTGGCTGACGATACTTTATTCGTTGATTTGTCCTTGCTGTCGGGTATCGACACGGTGAACGCCCTGACTGACTTGCAACCCGTAAGGACAGACGACGGGTGGGTAACTCCCCTCAGGGAAGCCGAAAACACAATCATCACCAACACAAAGAAACCGGAAACACGGGTAGGGTATAACAAGGTCATGTCGGGCAGCGGTACTCACTCGCTCTGGTCTGACGGTACTATCTGCCTTTTCGTGGAAGGTTCAAAGTTATTCATGTTGAATACTGATTACAGCCTGACGATGATAAGAGATGGTCTTATGGTCGGCGCGAGAATGTCGTATACCAAGTGGGGCGACAGGGTTTACTACTCAAACAAGTACCAGATAGGGTGGGTAGCTGCGGGTCCTGTGACGGACATCAGGGAAGATGGGTCGGTTTATGAGAGGGATGATGAACTCTATTCAGACCATAACATCCGGTTGGTTGACACAGAAGAATCAGAAGGAACGAACCCATTGGAACAGACTTGGTATTATGCGGATAGCGTAACCATGTTGCTTTCAGGGTCAGCGGAGGAATCATAATGCCTTATATGCACGAAGGGAAAACGGTTTACAAAAAGAACGCAAAGGGTGGTAAGGGCAAGAAGGTAGGAACCACAAAAGGCGACGTTAAAAAGTACTTAGCTGCCTTGTATGCCAATTCTCCCGACACAAAGAAAAAATCCTTCACAAAGGGGGTAGGTGGATAATGGATATTAAGGGATTGCTAAAAGATACTTTTGTAGGAAACCTTGTAAAGCCAAAGTCTATGCAACAAATGGAGGACAAGGCTTTAGGCATAACCACTAAGCCAGCCCTTGCTGGACCTCCGACTCCGGCTCCTACCGGATACCAACCGGGAGATATTATGAAGCAAGAAGAAGCATTAAAGAAATCCAAAAAAGGATTCACGAAAGGCGTGGGAGGTGAATAATGTACGTTAGCAATTTATTTTATCCTGAAACACTAAACGGCAAACGGGTAATGTTTACCCCGTTCTCCAAGAATGGGGCAAGCCTTGCCAATGGCGGTACTTTGGTTGCTGGCATATCGGATACCCGCATTATTATCCATGCGGTGGCTATGGTTGCAACATCAGCGTGTTCACTTGCTTTTTGGAGAAGCAACACGAATATGCTCGGACCGATAAACCTC